GGGTTTATTGCTCGTGAAAAGAACACTAAGCTAAAAGACCTTGAGCAGATGCTAATTAATACTAAATTGGAGGTAGCTCGTGATAACGTTACTAAAGCAGAAGTTGACAAAATTACTGCACACATTGACCAACGCTTTAACAAACTTGAAGCAAAAATTGACCAACTTATACAGAAAGGGTTAACAGCATGAAAGAATCAAAAATGATGGTTAAAAAGGAAATTGGGTTTATGAAGAAAAAAGGTGCACCCAAAGCCATGATTAAACATGAGATGAAAGAAGCCGGCATGAAGAAAATGGCTGCTGGTGGTTCTGCCTCCAAGCGTGCTGACGGTATTGCCGCCAAAGGTAAAACCAAAGGCACCATGGTTAAGATGCGCATGGGCGGTAAGGCTTGTAAGTAATGTCAAAGGTTAGACCCACTAATCCTCTTGATCAGCTTGACTTAGGGTTTGGCAGTGCTGAAGACCTTAAGCCTAGGAAACAGACGCCTTTAAAAACAGGTCCATCCCCGTTTGATGCCAAGCTAGAAAACGCTGTTACTGAACGTGAAGCGCAACGAGTATTACGTAGCATGCAAGCAGAAAAAGTTGCTGATGCGGCTAGTAAGGCTGAAGCGGAAAAGCATCAAAAAGCCCTACGAGAGTTTGTTTCAGGACAACGTTCTGGGGCTTCATTAAGTGGTATTGGGTCAGAAAGCCCAATGAAAATAATTAAAAAACCGTATAAAGCTGGTGGCAAAGTAAAAGCGCCTTCTGCTTCTAAAAGAGCGGATGGTATAGCTCAGCGTGGTAAGACCAGAGGGCGGATGATATGAGAACTAGCCGTGGTATGGGGATTATTAACCCCAAGAAACTACCTAATGCAAAACGAATGCCTCGTAAAACTGTTAAACGGGATGGGAATGAACCAGTTGCGTTATATGCAGAAGGTGGCAAGGTTTCAAAGGTTAACCAAGCTGGTAACTATACGAAGCCTGGTATGCGCAAAGCTTTATTTGAGAGTATTAAAGCGTCTTCTGTGCAAGGCACTGGCGCAGGTCAATGGTCAGCTAGGAAAGCGCAGCTTTTAGCTAAACGTTACAAAGAAAAAGGTGGAGGGTATAAATAATGGCACTTAAAGAACCAGATCCAAAGACTCAAAAGGGCTTAGCTAGTTTGCCTGAAGACGTGCGTAATAAGATGGGCTACGCTAAAAAGGGTGGCTCCGCTAAATTTATTCAGTCTGCTATCAAGAAACCCGGTGCCTTGAGAGCGTCTATGGGCGTTAAAAAAGGTGAGAAGATCCCTGTTAAAAAGCTTGCTGCAGCCGCTAAAAAGCCTGGCAAGATGGGTCAACGTGCAAGATTAGCGCAGACTTTGTCTAAGTTAAAAAAATGAAATGGTCCGACAAACGCAAAAAGTCAATCAACTGCGAGAGCCCAAAAGGGTTTTCGGAGCGGGCTCATTGCGCTGGACGTAAGAAAAAATTAGCTGGAGGCGGCCTTGCAAAAAGTCAGCGTTCTCTTAAGGCTTGGACCGCTCAAAAGTGGACAACTAAGTCTGGGAAGCGTTCAAGCGACACGGGAGAAAGATATTTACCAGAGCGAGCAATCAAAGCGCTGTCTCCTGCTGAATATGCAGCTACAACAAGAGCTAAGAGAGCAGGAAAAGCTGCTGGAAAACAATTCGTCTCCCAGCCCAAAACGATTAAAAAGAAAGTTAAGCCCTACAGGAAAGTGATATGAGCACAAGCGGCGAATCAAATTTTGACCTGCAGATACGTGAGATCGTGGAAGAAGCGTTTGAACGCTGTGGTTCCGAGCTTCGTACTGGTTATGACTTGCGTACCGCCCGTCGTAGCCTTAATCTTTTGGCTATTGAGTGGGCTAATCGTGGTATCAATCTTTGGACTATTGAAGAAGGTCAGATTGATCTAACCTACAACAACCCAATTTACCCATTGCCAGTCGATACTATTGATCTGCTGGATCAAGTAATTCGTAGAAATGACAATACAACTAACCAAATTGATATTAATATCAGCCGTATTAGTGTTTCTACCTACGCAGCAATACCTAATAAAACAACTACAGGCTTGCCAATTCAAGTCTGGATTAATAGACAGTCAGGTCAAACTAACCTGACAACTGCCACACTAAGTACCACAATTAACGCTACTGCCACCACAATTACCCTAAGTTCTACTGATGGGTTTGGCACTGCTGGCTTCATTCAGATTGGTGCAGAAATTATTGGCTACACTAATATTAGTGGTAACGATCTGCAAAACTGCGTTCGTGGGCAGTCAAATACAACGGCAGCTACGCATATTGCGACAGCAGCTGTGTCGGTGGTTAACCTACCTGCTATCTATGTTTGGCCCACCCCAGACAGTTCTACCCCATATACCTTCGTGTACTGGAGACTACGTAGGGTGCAGAACACGGGAGACGGCGGCACATACACCCCCGACATCCCATTTCGTTTTCTTCCATGTATGGTTGCAGGATTGGCATACCACTTGTCCTTGAAGATTCCTGATGCTATGAACCGCACAGAAATACTTAAATTAGCCTACGAAGAGCAGTGGACTATTGCCGCAGGTGAAGACCGTGAGAAGGCTTCCCAGCGCTTTGTTCCTCGTGAAATGTATATAGGTAGCGGAGGGTACTAGTGACCACCAAATTTACATCGGGTCGTATAGCAATATCGCAGTGCGATAGGTGTGGATTTCGCTTTAAATTAAAAGAGCTAAAAACCCTAATTATTAAGACTAAAAACGTTAATATTAAGGTATGTAAAGAATGTTGGGAGCCCGATCAGCCGCAGTTATCGCTTGGTTTGTATCCAGTTAATGATCCACAGGCTGTACGGGATCCTAGACCAGATATAGGGTATTACGAAGCAGGTACTTCGGGGTTGCAGATTTCCAACATTCCAAGTACTAATGTAAATTCACTTGGTTTCCCAACTGTGGGTAGTCGAGTGATTCAGTGGGGTTGGAATCCTGTAGGGGGTCCAAGAGGTATTGATAACCCGTTAACACCAAGCACATTGACTATGGCAGGTGCGGTGGGTACGGTAACTGTAACAACAACTTAGGAGTTAAAAATGGCAACAACTAAAGAAGCACTGAAAAAACATATGGCTAAAGGCGCAGGTGCCCACCCAGACGCAGACGTAAAAAAGATGCGTAAAGGTGGTAAAACCAACGAAGATATGAAAAAATACGGACGTGGTATGGCAAAGGTTATGAATCAACGGATTTCATCCTTTACTTACAAAAAATCTGCCGGAAGGGGCCGTTAATATGAATAACGATACATTTTCGTATTTCCCAGCTGAGACAGCTGATCCTATTGGGAAGTACACACAACCCAAGGCTTACACAGTGCCTCTAAACAAAGAGGACTCTGGATATCCTAACAATGTACCTAACACCCAAACCCAAATGACTCGTGGCGGTAAAGCACAGACTAAGGGTCGTGGTCACAGTACAAAGATGGGGTAAACCCTAATGAATTACTCTACTCTATTTGAGACGATTAAAGGGTACGTCGAGAACGACTTCCCTTCTACTACTTGGACTGATACTGCCGGGACGGGCACTGTTACCTTTACAAGTACAGAACAGATTAATACGTTTATTCGCCAAGCAGAGCAGAGAATTTATAACTCGGTTCAGTTACCTGTGTTTCGTAAAAACGTGACGGGTAATTGCACTACGGGTAATAAGTATCTAAATGTGCCGTCGGATTGGAAAGCAACATTTTCGTTATCGGTTATTGATCCTATAACAAACGCCCAAACGTATTTGCTCAATAAAGATGTAGAGTTTATTCGTTCATGCTATCCAGACCCAGATACTACTGGCACACCAGAGTACTACGCTATTTTTAATGACGTAACGTTTATTTTAGGACCTACGCCAGACGCTGATTACAACAGCGAATTGCACTATTTCTACTACCCACAATCTATTGTGGACTCTGCAAATGGTCAGTCTTGGCTTGGAAATAACTTTGACCAAGTGTTGTTATATGGTTCGTTGTTAGAGGCTTATGTATTTATGAAGGGGGAGGCAGATGTCATTGCTAGTTACCAGAAGCGTTATGACGAGGGTATGACCTTGTTGTTGCAACTTGGTGAAGGCAAGAACCGTCAAGATATGTATAGGACTTTACAGGCAAGGTACCCAGTACGATGAATTTCGATACAGTAGAAGGTTTTATGGGTAGCAACGTTATTGTAAAAACCTCGCAGGGTAGAGGCTTTACTCCAGAGGAAATTGCAGAACGGGCTATCGACAAGATTATTTATGTTGGCTCTAAGTCACACCCTGCCATTCGTGATCAGGCAGAAGCATTTAGAGAGAACATACAAAGTGTTTTAGTGTTT